CCTTAAGTACTTACTGATTTAAGCGCATCTAAAGAGTTCTTAAATGATAACAGGGTAAGAGCTATAGTAGGTAACACTTCATCCGTAGTACTTAGTACTCAAACAGGTAAGTTTAATCTTTATACTGGCTTAGAAGACCCATCTAGCAATTGGAGTAACTACTATTATGTAGTGCCTTTTCCTAATGGAAGCTTTAGCGGTAATGCTACTATCGAGGCTACTAACTTAGAGTTCAGCTCCGATAATGAAGTTACTTTTAAGATTAGTGAATACCAGGATTTAGCGACCTTTAACAGGGTTATTGATGAACAGACTATAGTAGTTAAAAAGAACTCACAAGAGATAGCAACATTCGAATTGTCATTTAACAACGAACAGTTGACAGATGGTTATTTTATTCTTATAGAATGGACATCTAGTAATAGTGGTACTTCTTTACAAGTGCTACCAAATGGCTTACAGTTCAATATAACGCCTATATCTGCACCTTTAGCTGATGGTTCTGAGATATCTATTAAGGACTTTGTTTATGACATAGACCAATCTAATTTTATTAAGTCACTAGTTCAACAGTTTAACTTAGTTCATTTAACAGATGAAAGGGCTAAAACGGTAGAGTTTCTACATAGAGATGACTTTTATTTAGGTATTGAAGAAGCGGAAGACTGGACAGAAAAGCTAGACGTAAGTAAAATACAATCTATTGAGCAGATAGATGAAAAGTTGAATAGAAGGTTAGACTTTAAGTATAAAGAAGACGATAAAGACATCTTACTAACTAGCTTTAAAGATACTTGGTCAACTACATTAACAGATGATTCTGAAGAATTGTTAAACGAATTTTTAAAAGATGAGAAAACAATCGCAAACCTTCCTTTCGCTGGAAGTGTGGGAAGTGGTACTATTATCCAAAAGACAGGTGGAAGTTTATATTTGCCTCAACTAGTTAACTACTTTAGGACTCCAGACGATTCTATAGACCTACAGCCTAGAATATTAATTTACGAAGGTTTAAAAAGTGGTGAATGGACTTTTGAGGGTGTTAGGGAAAATAACTTCCCATCTAGTTACTTTATTAAAAAGTCTAGCGGTCAATTTGATGTATCTCTAAGTTTTAAGAACCTTAACGAAGTAGATAGGTCAATACAAGACAATGATAAAGGGTTAAAGGATAGGTTCTATAATGAGCAAATAAGACAGTTTAATGAGTCTAGATTATACACTTGCTACCTAAGGTTAACAGGTGTTGATATTGTTAATCTAAACTTTAGAAAACCTAAGTTAATTGACGGAGTTTATTACTATCTTAATAAAGTAGAAGATTACAAGGCAGGAGTTTTTGAATCAGTTAAATGTGAACTAATACAAATAGTGTAAAATGGCAAAAGAAGAAGTATTTTTTGGAATAAACATAGATACAGGGGAAGCGATAAAAGACTTCGGTACTCTTAAAAGACGAACAAAAGAATTAAAGAAAGAATTAGACGGTACTAAGGTAGGTACTAAGAGATTTAAAGAACTACAGACTGAAATAACAAGGAACCAAGGCACTATAAGACGTTTTAACAGAGAGTTAAGGCAAACTAAGTCTTTGGCTACTAGAGTAGGTCAAGGAGTTACTACAGCGTTTAAAAGAGTAGGCGTAGCTATGGCAGGTGCTTTTGCAGTTAGTGGTATCTTTCAGCTTATTAAAAATGGTATAAAAACATTTGCAGCATTCGAACAAAAGATAGCAGATGTAGGGGCTGTCTCAGGTGCTACAGCCACAGAACTTAAAAAACTTGAGTTATCGGCTAGGGGTCTAGGTAAGTCGTCTATATTTACAGCGGAACAAGTAGCAGGGCTACAGTTAGAACTAGCAAAATTAGGTTTCACGACTGAAGAAATAATTAGTGCTTCGGGTGGTATCTTAGACTTATCTACTGCTTTTAGAATTGACTTGTCACAAGCAGCTTCAGTAACAGCTTCAACCCTAAGAGCTTTTGGACTAGATGCTAATGATACTACAATGCTAACCGACTTAATGGCTGACTCGTTCTCTAGTACAGCTTTAGATATTGATAAATTTCAAGAGTCTGTAAAATTAGTTGCCCCTGCTGCTAAATTAACTGGCGTAGCTGTTGACGAAGTGTCTGCCTTACTTGGTGTTTTAGCTAATAACGGACTTAGCGGTTCAGTTGCAGGTACTCAGCTAAATAGAGTATTCATCGAGCTTAATGAAAAAGGGCTTACCCTTGAGGACGCTATGATTAGAGTTAATAACGCTACTAACCCTTTTGCTGAATCTTTAGAGTTAGTAGGAGATAGAGGCGGTAAAGCTTTAGCAATATTTGCTACTCAACAAGACTCTTTAAAAGCTTTGAGAAAAGACTTTGCAGACGTAACAGGTGAAGCAAACAAGCTATCTAAGGCTTCTGGAGATACTTTAATAGGCGCTACTAGAAGACTACAATCAGCTTATGATGAATTTATCCTTAGTTTATCTGAAACCGACTCTTTTATGGCTAGAATAACTAGAGGAGCTGTAGAGTTAGGTACATCATTTTTAGAACTTATAACTGATTCAGAGGATTTAAGCGAGTCAATGCAGAAGCAAAGAATTGAGCTAAACGTTTTAATATCTAGAATTACTGACGCTAATATTAAAGAAAAGGATAGGATAGACCTTATACAGCAGCTAAATAAGGAGTACCCTGAGTTTTTAGGCAACTTAAATGCTGAGACAGCTACTAACCAACAGTTAGCCATGAGATTAGGAGAAGTTAATAAGGAAATGATTAATAAAATCGCCCTTCAGCTACAAGATGAAAAGCTTCAAATTAAACTCAAAAAAGCGGCTGAATTACAAAATGAGATATTTGAAGAAGAAGGCAAGATTAGAGCTAGAATTATAGAACTTAATGAAGATTATAACTTAGGGATATCCACAACAGGGGTTTCATTAGTGCAAATGACAAGGGCTGCTCAATCAGCTTTAGATGCCCAAACAGTAATAACTGATAACTTCAAGACTGGACTACCTACAGTAAACGCTCAAGGTAGAGCTAACAGCAAGTTGAGTAATTCTTTAGTTTTTTTAAAAGGTGTTCAAGAGGATTATAATGAAGCCCAACAAGAAGCTATTGACTTGCAAAAACAAAGGCAAAGGCTTGTTGAGTCTTTATTTGCTGGAGAAGACCCGACAGCTCCTGTAACTTCAGATACCTCTACAAGTACAACTACTGGAGATTCAAAAGCAACTAAGAAAACAGCAGAAGAGTTAGAAACGCAAAGGAATCTGTATTTTGAGAACGAAAGACTTAAAATAATGATTTTAAAGCAGGGGGAAGAAGAAGAACTTGCTTTATTAAGCCTTAAGTACGAGAAAGAAAACCAAAACTTTTTAAACGCAGGTTTAACGCAAGTGCAAATAACTGAAGCACTAGAAAGAGACAAAGAAGAGGTAAAGCAAAAGTATAGAGATAAAGAGGCTAAAGCAGAAGCTAAAAAACAGAGAGAACTTAAAAAGTTTAGAGATGCTCAAGCAAAATACGATGAAGAGCAGTTAAAAAAGAAAGAAGATGCTTTAAAAGCTAAATTAGAAATGGACACTGTGGCGTTAGAATCTACACAGCAATTAATAGGGTCTAGTATAAGCTTATTAGCTAGGGATGAAGCAGCTAGGCAAAAGAACGGTAAACTAATAAAAGCTTTAGCCATTGCAGAGATTGCTATTAATACGCAAAAGGCTTTAATGAATGTAGAGGTTAACGAAAAGTCTCCTTTATTTTTACCTAACTTATTTACTGGTGGTTTAGCAGGTTTAACTATTGGTACTGTTCAGAAAATAGCCATAGCCGCACAAGGTATAGCAAGTGCGGGAATCGTTGCTAGCCAAAAGTTCGCTAAAGGTGGTATTTTAAGCGGTCCAAGTCACGCACAAGGCGGTATTAAAACTAATCTAGGCGAGTTAGAAGGTGGTGAAGCTGTGATTAATAAAAAGTCTACTGCTATGTTTGGCGGTGCTTTATCTGCTATAAATGAAGCAGGAGGAGGTAAGAAGTTCGCTAAAGGTGGGGTTTTAGGAGTGCCTTCGACAGTTAACACACCAGACACAACAAATAGCCAAGTACTAAGAGCAATTAACAATATTAATATTAAACCTACAGTAAGTGTGGTAGAGATTAACGACGCACAAACTAGAATATCGGAAATTCAAAACAATTCAACATTATAAAATGAGAGAAGAACTAGCAAAATTAACAGGAGTAGACAGAGAAGTTATAGATAAGCTTTTCAATGAGTTTTTAATAGATGGTCAAGCAGCTAGTAGATACATCGTTAGAAATGAATTTAAGGAAATTAAAAAAGCGCAACCTAAAAGAAGCAACCCCGATATATACTTTGAATTATCGGAAAAGTATAGAGTGAGCGAGTCTACTGTTTATAAGTGGGTGACAAATTATACACAATTTTAAAAACCGTAATTTTTTTTATTCATAATTAATACTATAATTGAGCAATATGTGGTACAACGCACAGAAAACAAACAATTTAGTAGAGGTTGACCTATTCGACGAAATCGGGGGATGGGGAATCTACGCTAAAGAATTAAAAGATGAATTATCTTCTATAATTGGAAATCCTACCGAGGAAGTAGTAGTTAACATTAACTCGCCTGGTGGTTCTGTCTTTGAGGGTATTGAAATCTATAACTATTTAAAAGGGTTGCCTAATAAAGTAACTGTAAAGATTAACAGTTTAGCTGCTAGTATCGCTACGGTTATCGCTTTAGGTGCAGATGAATTAGAGATTAGTGAAAGTGCTTTCTTTATGATTCATAACCCATGGACAATGGCAGGCGGTGAGTCTGAAGATTTAAGGAAACAAGCGGACGTACTAGACAAGATTAAAGAAACTATCTTAAACATCTATAAGAAGAACTCAAATCTATCCTTAGAGCGTTTAACTTCTTTAATGGATGAGGAAACATGGTTAACAGGTTCGGAAGCGTTAGAGTACGGATTTGCTACTAGATTAACTGAAGGAATGAATGTAGCTGCAATGGCTACTACTGAAATAGTAAATAATTTTAAAAATAAACCAAATAGCTTACAAATGGCAGAAGTACAAGAAGCAGTAGAAACTGTTGAAGAGGTAACTGTAGAAGCGACTGAACAAGTAGAAGCAGTAGAAACTGTTGAAGAAAATATTGAAGAGGTTGTTGAAGACGTTACAGAAGAAAAGGAATCTATCCTAAATAAGGTTAAGGTTTTCTTAAACAATAAATTAGGCGAAGCGTCTAACGAACTATCTGACAGATACGGGGAAGTTTCAAACGAATTAAAAGAAGCTAAAGAAGCTAACGCAGATTTAAGCAACGAAATCGAAGAGACTAGAAACGTATTAGAAGAGTCTTACAAAGCTATGAACTCTCTAAAGGATAGTATCGAAGCTAAAGAATTAGAGATTAAAGAGCTTAAGGCTAAACTATCTGAAACAGAGGGCGAAGAATTAAAGCCAGTTACAGAGGTTAAAAATGAAGTAAAAACAAAAATGTCTTTTAGAGACGTAGTAAAGAATAAATTAAATAAATAAAAATGGCATTAGATTTAGCAGGATTATCAAATTACACTTCTGAACACGCAGAAGAGTTTTTCGCAAAAGCAGTATTAAAGTCGAAGACATCGGCACAAATGAACATCCTAACAGGATTCAAACCAGGTACGCACAAGTTACCAGACTTTTCGCATGATTACGATTTGTTTCAAGACGGTTCAGCTTGTGGATTCAACGCACAAGGTGATTTAACAATTGAGCAAAGACAAATTATCGTAGAGTCTTTTAAAATCAATACTCAGTATTGTGTTAGAGACTTAGAAGCTAAGTTTACACGTCAAATCATGCCAGCGGGTCAAGAGTATGACGGTTTAGCACCAATCGAAGCAGGTTTATTAACTGAGCTTTCTAAAGGTATCGCTAAGGCTGTAGAATTAACTTTATGGAGAGGTAATAAAGCAACAGCACCGAACGCTGTATCTTCTTACGATTTAATGAATGGATTAGATAAAGTTATCGCAGATGAAACTGGTAACCTTGCATACGAAGGAGCTACAGGAGCTTTAACAATCTCTAACATTATCGGAGCAGTTGAAGAGCTTTACCAGAACTTAGGTGTAGACGCTTTTTCTGGAATTGAAGAAGAAAATGACTGGGTAGTTTTAATGGGTGAAGACAAAGTTAAGTTATACGAAAGAGCTTACAGAGATACTCACGGGGCTGTAGTTTACAACGCAGGATTCGAAAAGAGATTTGTGGACGGTACAAACATCGCTATCGAAGGTGTAGGAGGTCTTAATGGAACTGATAAACTAGTTTTAGCTAGACGTTCTAACTTAGTTTTAGCTGTTGATTTAGCTAATGAAGAGCAAGACTTAATGGTATACATGGACCAAGATATGGAAAATGTAAGGGTTAAAGGTAGATTTGCAATGGGTGTACAGTTACACTTCCCTTCTGAGGTTTCAGTAGATAACTACTAATAATAAGATTTAATAACGGGGGTCTTCGGACTCCCTTTAAAACATAATAAAATGGCAGAATGTTTAATTACAGCAGGTTGGGCGGGTCCTTCTTGCGATGAAACCTTTAATGTACCAGGTATTGAGAAGGATAAGATTTATGTAGGTAATAAATCAGAAATTGAAGCACTTACTAGCACAGTAGACGGAGAGCTTGATGGTATCACTTTTGAAGCGTCTAAAGGGCTTTTTGCTTTAACTGTACACAAAGATACAGCGTCATGGTCAGAAGAGTTACAAATCGGTGCTAACTCAGGTTATTACTATAACACTTCTTTAACTTTTAGAACTATCGACGGAGCTACTACAGTAAGAAACGCTATCGAAGATATGGTTGGAACTGCTTTAGTATTTGCAGTTAAAGACAAGAATGGAAGTTGGTTTATTATTGGAGAGACTGACGGCGTAGAATTGTCTGAGCAGACTAAAGGGTCAGGAGCAGCACCAGGAGACGACACAGGGGACGTATTGACGTTTACAGGTGTTAATAGAGGTAAAGTTAAAAAGTTCTTTAATACTGACGCAGCTACAACAGATACTACTTTAGCAGGTTACTTACTTTAATGGTTCGAAAGGCTTCCGCTTTTTTTGGGAATGGTTCGAAAGGGTTAACTATTAATAGTAAAATAAATTTAATGGTTCGAAAGGGTTAACTTTGTTTAGTAAAACTAATTTAATGGTTCGGAAAGTAGAAGTAGAATAAGAAGTAGAATACTAATAAGAAGTAGAAGTATAATATTAATATTAAGAGAGGGCGTTAAAACCCTCTTTTTTTGTATCTTAGAAAAAGTATTAAAAATATATATAATGGAAGATTTTAATAAAGAAGAAAAAGAAGTAGAGGTTTACACAGATTTAGAAACACCTACAAAAGTTTGGGTATTCAAAAACGTAAACAGAAAAGTTATTTTAGATAACTCAGTAGTTACTAGTGAAGACTTAGAAGCTAACCAAGGTTTAGCAGATATACTAATCTCTAAAGGTTTAAGCGACCTTATATGTTTAAAGTAAGACAGATTTACTATAAAGACTTACAAAGAATATTTAACATGAATAGAACGCAAGACTTTGAACCGTTACTAAACCCTACAAGTGATAAATACCTAGAGTCTGGTGTAATTAGGAGAATGTACGAATCTGGCGATTATGTAAACAATGACTACTACGGTGTAGTATCTCACAAATTCTATAAGAAAATACACAAATCAAGTGAATACGTTTTAAACACTATTAGTGAAGACGTAGACAACCCAGACGTTTATAGTTTCTTTTCTAAGAATCCTAAAATAAATTTAATAACACAAGGTCAGCAATGGCATGAACTTTATTTAGACATCTATAAGATAATTTCGGAAAGATTAGAATGGAATATTGACTTATCTGATGAATCGCATAAGATGGAAGGGATATTTTCTAACCATTGGATAGCTAACATACACACCTTTAAAGAATATTGTCAGGAGTACTTAATACCTGTAATGGATTTAATGGAGGATAACAAGCTTCTAAGAGACTTATGTAATCAAGACGTTAAATATATCAATGATGACAAGTTAAGCCCTGAGGAGTGCTTAAAAGTGTTTAAAAAGCCATATTACACATATCATTGCTTTATACTAGAACGCTTATTCCCTTTATTCTGTTATTTAACAAATAAAACCGTAAAACATATTTAATAACAAGCTTTTTTAAAATGCTTAATTTTTAAAGACTCTAAATTTATATAATTTAAAAAAAATGGAACAAAACACAGATAACAGTAATATATTTTTCGTCAACCTTACTACTAAATCAGTAACACCTGACGTTATAAGTAGAGGTAATAAGCGTAAGGAATACGTTTATTATGGTAAAGACAATTTATTTCCTCAATACCTTGTGGACCTTGCGGATAATTGTTCAATTCATAGAGCTTTATTAGATACTAAGTCTAAATTTATTAATGGTGGAGGTTTTGAGTTCATAGGTGATGACTCGCAGGTTTCTGCTGCTGAGTCTTTTCTGTCAAGGGTAGATAAAAACTTTTTACGTAATACATCTACAGATTTAGCCTACTTCAACGGTTTCTACTGGCAAAGTCTTTTCGAAAGAAGTGGTTTAGTAGCTAACTTAAAGAATGTTGACTTTAACTACATTAGAAGTGGCAAGATGAACGAAAATGGAGACGTAGACAAGTATTGGTTCAGTCCAGACTGGGCTTTTGCTACTAAGAAAAGTACGTTTAAACCAGAGGATAAGATCTACGAACCTAAACCAATTGCTGTTTGGGATACAGTAGATAGAGAGTTAAGAAGAGAAAGAGGTGAATTATTTAAAGGTCAATTTTATAGCCCTAACAAAGTGTTTTACGCAGAGCCTAGTTATTTAGGAGCGTTAAACTATATCGAAATTAGTAATCAAATAGCTGAATTTCACAAGAATAACCTGGATAATGGAATGGTAGGCTCTATGCATATTCATTTATTTGAAGACTTAAGCGACATTGAAAAGCGTAGAAAGGTTGAAAAGGCTATTAATAATAAGTTCACAGGAAGTGAGAACGCAGGTAAAGTAGTAGTAACATGGTCTACTAATCCAGACGTTAAAACTGTTGTAGATTCAATACCAGTAAACGACTCGCATGAAATGTTTACCTTGTTAAATACTAAGGTTAACGAAGAGATAGTAATATCACATAGAACGCCTTTAGCTTTAGCAGGTTTAAAAGTGGCAACAGGTTTACAGTCTGATGATTCAGTTACTAAAAACGCTATGGAATACTACCAAAACACAGTTATAAAACCACTTCAGCAGTTAATAGAGGAGTCTTTTGATACTATTCTAGAAAGAAACGGTATTAACGTAGAGACTAAAATCAAACCTTTAAAGCCTGTTGATTTATTTGCTAGTGAAGAATTGATTAGTAGAACTATGACTATTAATGAGGTTAGAACACAGATTTTAGGTGTTGAAGAATTAGAAGAGGGTGGAGACGTAATAATTAACGAAGCAACGATAGACTAATGGCATTAGATTTAGGAATATTTTTAGAGGGTTCGCAAAGTACTTTTAAGGTTAAGGTGTCTGAAAACGACGCACAAGCTCAATTTTTACTAGACAAGTTCATTAGTTCAGACGGTTCGGTAACTATTACAGAGACTAACGACGGAGGAATAGAGACTATAGATTTAGTAGCTGGTGGAGGTTCTCCTTTAACGACTAAGGGCGATTTATTTACCTATTCTACTGCGGACGCTAGATTAGGAGTAGGAGCGGACGGAGAAGTTTTATTAGCTGATTCTGCTGAAGCTACTGGTTTAAAGTGGGGTACTATTTCCGCTGATAATATGGCTACAGCTGACCTAACCTTAACTGGGAATAGAACTCACGATTTAGCGGGATTTGATTTAACAATAACAGACGCTACTAATGGTGATGTGTTAAACCTTAGATCAGATGGTTCTTTCGCTTTAGGTGAAAATATAACAGAGGGAGCAAGTGCGTATAAACAATACAATACGCTCATAGGTAGTGGAGTAAGTGTTAATAACGGATACTATTTAACCATTTTAGGTCAAGGCAACAGTTTCAATACTACGGGAGATTTGAATTCAAGAACAACTATTGTAGGTTCAGGAAACTCTGTTAAAAACAATGGCTCTGTATATAACACTATCGTTGGTGACAACAATAGTCTTGGCAGTTTAACAGGTTTAAATTTTTCTGTAGTAGTAGGTAACAATACAACTACTGCTTCAGGTATTACTTCAAGCAGTAATATTATGTTAGGAGGTTATCATTATGTAAATAGCTCAAGTTCTATTAACATAGGTAAATATTTAAGGTCAAACGCGAGCCAAGCCCATATTTTTGGTGGGTACGGAGGTAATGTGAGGTTACAGAGTAATGTTGGTCAATCTTTCTTTTTTGGTTTCAATAATGGGGTAGTAGACGCTAACAACTCTACGGTTGTAGGCTCTCAATTACTTTTATCAAGATTAAGCGATTCGTGGTTAAAATTATACAACGGTACTAATTTAGGTATTAACACTTTCAGTCCAACAGCTAAACTAACTGTTAAAGGCGAAGGCTCAACAAATGCTACTTCTACCTTATTAATAGAAAATAGTTCTGGAACTGATGCCTTAGAAGTTAGAGATGATTCAATAATAATTATGGCAAACCTTCCAACTGCTTCAGCAGGACTACCTACTGGAGCTTTATGGAACAACTCAGGAGTATTAACAGTAGCTTAATAAATAAACAATAATAATGGCAACTTATTTTAAAATAAACGAAGCAGTAGAGACTTCAAGCGGTATAACGGTTACCGGAGCGTATTTAAACGCTATCGTTCACGTTAATAACCTATCTTCTAACGGTGCTATATCTATTGATATACCGTCTAAAGCTGATTTACAAGCTATCGAAGATAACGCAGATAGTATTTACTTTAGAAAAGTAGGAACTAAGGAAAAAGTAGGAGCTATTTCTGGTTATTCTTTAACTCCGGAGCAGTTAGCGCAGATGGACTTTATTAACGGAATTTGGGTAGAACCGGTTAAAGACGCTTTAGTAGAGTACTTAGGAGTAACTAGAGAAAACTTAGAAGTAGTAAACGTATAATGAATAACGATAGAGAAGAAATATTAGAAGTAACTAAAGCTAGTTTTAAGGTATTCGACGTGCCTACTAGATATAGACTTATGATATTAAAAGCCTTCTCTAGTTATGAGTGGGATTTCGAGGATAAGTCTGACGGGTTAACCTTTTTTAATACCCGTTGGTCTAACGAGTTTCACCCGGTATTCGTTTGGCACGATTTCGCTATGCAGAATAGGGAAACTTTAAAAGGTTCGGAAAGTGTAACTACTTACGTAAGAAATACTAATCTTACCTTAAAGAAGCTACTAGAAATATATAATTTTAGTATATTAAAGCAATGGGCTTATCCGGTATTGGCTACCCTAGCTTTTAAACTATTTAAACGATAAAAAAATGACAGAACAAGACTTAAAAAACATTGAAGTAGTATTCGCAATCGCTAGGAAAGAACTAGCATTAGATGAGAATCAGTTAGTAGAGATTATTAATTTAAAAAAGAAAGTTTTAAACGCTTTAACTCCTGAAGAGGAGGCGCAAAAATAAATAGAATTATGTTAGACTTAGACAGTTTATTCAAGTACGTAGTAACAGGGGGTGCAGCAGTTGTAGCCTACTTTTTTAAGAGTATACACAAAGGCATAAAAGACCACGAAAGTAAAGTAGAGGGCTTACAAATAAATATGTCTAAGTTAGAAAACAGACTAGAGTTAGTTGATAATAAAACGTCGGTACAGGTAGAGAAGTTGGAAGAGCTTAGTAAAATGCAGTTTGACCAATTACATATGGAAATTAGAGATTTAAAGAAGTCTATAAATATTATCAATGTAAGCATTCAAGAATTAGTTAAAGGGAAAATAGTGTAGATATGAGTTTAGCAGAGACGAAATTAATTACAGAGCAGGAGGTTAAGAATTGGACAGATATTAGTAATAATGTGCAGTCTTCTAATTTATCATTCGCAATAACAATAAGTCAGGACTTATTTATAAGAACCGCCTTAGGTGAGAAATTGTACGAGGAGTTATTAGACCAAGTACAAAACAATACTTTAACAGCTTTAAACACTACGTTACTTAATGGTGATGGTAGACTTTTTAGAGGTGTTAAAAAAGGTTTAGCTTGGTGGGTAGCTTACGAGGTTTACCCTTATTTACATTCTAAAGTATCGCCTACGGGTATTCAGTCTAAATCTACAGACGAAGCAGTAAGTATTGATAGTAGAGCTTTAGAGATGCGAAGAAACAACGCAAAAAAGAAAGGCGAGTACTATATCGACCAACTTATCTGTTATATGAAAAATAATACTACAGACTATCCATTGTTTAGAGATAGTGATAACTGTTGTACAGATATTGCTTATGATGGTTATGGTAATAGTGGAATTATCACAGATGACGAAAGTTACTTAGACGAATATAAAAGAAGTAAAGGTTTAAACAGAGAAGACTTAATATAATGGCGATTGAGATAACAAACAGCGGTGGACTTTTTAAGATTAAAAACACCTCAAATGGCAGTATTAAAGCCATATCAAAGGATGACGTAAGGTTTGAGTTAGATAATGAATTAACTATTCTAAAGGGTGCTAAATACCCTGTACTAGTTATTAAAAGCTCTAGCGAAGTAACTACGCCAGATTCTACAGACTTAAATGATTTATTAACTAAATTAAATAACTTAACTTAATGGCAACAATCTCAAAAGAAGGTGGACAGCTAAAAATAGTTAAGGGGTCGGATATATTTTCCATTCCCTTAGATGATGTACACTTAGAGTCGGTAAATGCTGACTCTTTATTATTTAAGCAAAACAATGCGCCAATCATTCAGCTTTTACTGACTGATATAACTAGCCCAACATTTACAAGCTTAGAAGACTTAGTAGAGCAGATAGGAGGTTTTGCTTCTTCGTCTGGCGTTGGTGGTGAAGTTGCTAACTCTGGTTATTCGCATACGGGAGCGTTCGCAGGTAAGCCTTTAAGTAATAATTACGTTTGGGAAGCTGGAACGGGTATAAGTTACAGTCAAACAGACGTTAATAACCAAGTATACAAAGTACTTTCTTTAGATAACGACGTACATTTAGCAGTAGATAACCCTTATTGGGCTACTCCAGATGTTAGCGGATTAGATAACGTGGGATTGTTTAATGGTTACGCTTTACCTAATGACGTAACAAGTTTAGTAGATTATACTTATGACTTCGATACTGAGTACCCAAGTTCAACGGGAACAGGCTTTGAGGGTTCTACGGGTAGAATTAAACTAAACGATTTACAATATGGAGATCAGATTAGAGTACGTTTTGACTTTAACGTAATACCGCAGATTGCTAATACAACCGTAGAGCCTGCGTTATGGTATTCGAATAGAGATGATAACGATAACATCACTTTTACATTTCCACTTACTACTCAGCCTATATTTTATGGTGGCGGTACTGTAGGGAATACGTATTTAAACAGAGTAGAGATTTCAGCTTGGGTTATAAGTAACGAAGATGTAAACGCTTTAACATTACCAGCTATTAAATCGGACAATCCTATAATAATTCAGCCTTTAGGATTATTAATAACAGTAATAAGATAATAAAATGAGTATAAAGATTAAAAGAAACGAAGCAGGGAACTGTATAACCTTTGAGGGGTCTTCTAACCCAGTTTACTGGAATAGCTGTTTAAGTGGGGAAATAGATAGTAGTGACAATACGCTAGTTAATATTATTAATGATATCAGAACAGCTGAAAACGGAACGCCATTTTACGAGTTTTTCAGAATACCTTATACAGAGTTTTTAGATGCTAATGGTAGTAGCTTTGCTAGTTCTTCAGATACAGTAGATTATATAAATCAAGAAGCAAACGTATTAGAAGCAACTTTAGCGGGGTTTCTTAACTTAGAAAATGTATCTGGTACTAACGATAAAGTAAATTTAACAAGCGTAACGAGTCAAGAGAAAATAGGAGGAGGTATTAAGTTTACTGCTGGTAGCAATATTGAATGTGGGCAACCTGTTTTTTATAATTATAGCTCTACGGGGGTTGTTACTGCTGTATCTGCTGGTACTTTACCATCTCAACACGATTACATTGGAATAGCTTTAAAAACAGTAACAAGTGGGCAAGGTGTTAACGTATTAACTAAGGGGCTAGTAACTGCTAAAAGAGATACTACATTTTTAACAAGTTCGGAAACCGTAATACTAAACAACACTTCCAATAACACTATTAGGAACTTAACTAACAGTACTACTTTTGTAGATAGTGGAGATACGGGAGGAGACTACAATAGTAACGAAAACTATAGTATAACTTTTGATGCTCAATTAGGGTACACGGTAAAAATGACAATAAATGACTTTAGATTTGAGCATACAAGTACTAGAATGTACGATAGACTAGGGGTACAAGGTTCTAATGATGGTGTTAACTTTACTAATTTAAGTGTTCCGTGGTTTCAAAAATCAGCTACATCAACACCGACTTGGAGCGAGTTTTTTGCTAATAATAATTCTTGGAATAGTACAGGTGCAGACAATGGTTATATATTACCGAAAGATACAACCAGGGCTATATTGTTAGGCGGTGTACCAAGTGGTACTTTCCCAGCAGAGGTAGATACTGGATATAGATATATTAGATTTTACTTTAGGTCTGATACTAGTAGTAACCAAGATGGATGGGATATAACCTTGCAGCCTAATACACCTTATACATCAAGTACAGAAGCTGTAGCGGAAGGAACTACACTATATTTAGATAATTCAGATTATACGAAAGTAACAACAGACGACACCTCTCAAATATTAGTGGGGTACTGTGCTTTTAATAACGCAGAAAACGATAGCATTTTTATAAGAGTATGACAATAATACAAGACAAAACGAACGATTTAATATTTTACGCTTCAAGCGGTTTAACTAACCCTTATTATTTAGTAAGGTTAGTGAATAGATTAACTGCTAAAGAGTTTGTTTTTTTAGACCAATCAGCAGTATCTTGCCCTTTTATAAGCTTAGAATTATTAGAGCCAGGTAAAGACGCACCAGACGACGCTGTTAACGGTACTTTAAAAATTGACTCAGGTAGTTACGAGATTTACTTATACGACCAAGAAAGCAACACAAACTTAGATTATACGTTAAGTAATAGTAATCTTTATAGTGGTTTTGCTTACGTGTATTCAGATGAGGACTTAGATAGAACTTTTTTATAATGGATTGGCTAGACAAAGTAATAGAAACAGAAGGCGGATATGTTAACGACCCTACAGATAATGGGGGAGAAACAAAGTACGGTATCTCTAAAAAGGCATACCCGAATGAAGACATTAAAAACCTAACAATAGAACGAGCTAAAGAGTTATACATTAAAGACTATGTAAAACCTTGTAAAGCTGACTTACTACCGTTAGAGCTTCAATATGCTCACTTTGATAGTGCTGTTAACTTTGGAGTAACGGGAGCGGCTAAGATACTACAAGAAGCGGCTGGGGTTAGTGTAGATGGTAAGATAGGACCTATAACACTAAAAGCTGCAAAAAGTTTACAACTAAGCAAGTACTTATTACATAGAATGTTTAAGTATGCTTATATTGTAGGTAATAATAATACACAGGCTAAATATATTAAAGGTTGGACAAATAGAGTTAAAGAATTGTTATGAGATTAAATTTAAAGAGTATTATTAAATCTATAGCTAATGGGCTTGTAAAAGCTACACCTATAGTAGGTAATATTAAAGAAGAGTTAGAAAAGTCTAGGAGTGAAGACCTAGCACACAGCCCAAAAGGTAAACCAGATTACGCTAAGATGTTTGGTTATGTTATCATGGGTGTTATAGTAGTAGCTGTAATCTTTGGAAAGATTGACGTGGAAACTGCAAAAGAATTGATTAAGAAGTTAAATTTGTTTTCGTTTTTTTCATAGTTCATAGTTTTTAGTTTTTTAAAGGGGTTAGCTGTAATGGTTAACCTCTTTTTTTCTCTCTAATAATCAGGCAGTTACAAATTAATTTAAAAATAGTTGTTAAAAGATTAGGAGTTATCAACTAGGAATACATATCTTTGAGGAAACGAATAACAAAAACGAATATTATGACAAATCAAGAAAGAGCAATCCAAGAAGTATTAGAGTTAGAATTAGATTACGACCAAGTAATCTTAGACTTTGAGCAGTACGGACACATCGACCAAGTATTAGAAACGGAATCAGAAAACTTTGAATTCTCTATAACTGTAGAGATTAACGCTGCTAACTACGGTGAGTTTGATAACTTTGCAGGAACTATCGAAGTAGTAGATATCGAATACTTAAAGGTAGGAGACGAAGACGTTAAAGAGCTTAGATTAACTAAACAGATTAGAGAACAGCTAAAAACGGTAAGATAATGAGAAACGCAAACCAATTTAAAGGACTAGCGAAGGGGATAAGTAAAAGTACTTACCCTGGTAGCTACACTAACCATAAAGAATGGACAGACAGCCATACAACAAAAAGATTTAATGATACCATGTGGAGAATTAGAGTTTTAACCTTAAATATTAAAGAAATGAAAAGAGAAGAGATTATTAAAATGTACGAAGAGCAATTAGCCAAAGCAGAAAACGGACTAGAGAAAAGTTCTATTAATTACGAAATGAAAAAACACTTAAAAACTTATGACAATGGAGAAGAATACAAAGTACAAATCGACAAGCCTATTGAATGTATCGGATGTGGCAGCTGATTTAAAGGCATTAATTATACTATTTATACTAAACAAACTAAAATAAAAGACTATGGGAAAGACGAATTTATATAAGGCACTAGCTAACTTTCAGCAAAGCGTACCAGTAATTCACCAAAACACAAAAGGATATGGTTATACTTATGCTAATCTGGCTAAGATTTTTGAAACTATTAACCCTATAATGAAAGAGAATGGGTTAGGGTTTACTCAGTTGTTAGGTAATAACGACTTAGGGTTTACAACAATTACTACAGTTGTATTTCATGTAGAAAGTGGTGAATATATTGAAAGTACTATGGTAATACCTAACGACGTTAACTTAAAAGGTATGAATGAATTTCAAGTAATGGGGTCAGCTATCACATATTACCGTAGATACTCTTTAAGTGCTATTCTAGGTATTATTACTGATAAAGATACAGACGCAAGCGGAGAACAAGATAAAAAACCTACACCTGCTAAAAAGCCTACACCTAAAAAGAAAGAGGTTTTAAACTCTAGCCATAAGGTATGGGCTAATGTAGTAGTAGGATTAAAGACTGGTTACACTATGGACCAAGTAAAGCAGAAGTACACAGTTTCTAAAGAAGTAGAAGAGGAGTTAACAAAATTAGCTAGCGAATAATGAAACAATTTAAGATAAGTCCAAGCCAATGCGGTAAGATAATGGTTAACGCTCGTAAGAAAGGCGAACTATCTAAAACTACTTTAAGCTACGTAGACGAATGGGTTAAAGAGCAAATCTACGGTAGAAGAAAAGATATTAGTAGTAAGTATTTAGATAAGGGTAACGACGTAGAAGACGCTTCTATTGATTACATATCTAAGATGCTAAATCTAAAAGGTATTAAGAAGAACGAAGAGTTATTCGAGAACGACTTTATGAAAGGTACTCCCGACGTTATAACTAACGACACGGTAATAGACCTTAAAAACTCTTGGGATTGCTTTACGTTCCCTTTATTAGAGAAAGAAGTGCCAAACAAAGATTACTTCTATCAGTTGCAGTGCTATATGGCTTTAACAGGTAAAAAGAAAGCTAAGTTAATCTATACGTTAATGAATACACCAGAGGACTTAATACCTAAATGGGACCTCTTCAACCATTGCTATGACGGTATAGATACTAAGTATAGAATTAAGGTATTTGATATTGAGCGAGACGACGAAGTAATTAAAGAGATAGAAAACAGAGTAAAAGCAATTAGAGAACACATCGCAGTAGTAACTGCATTTATTTAGTAAACAATTAAATTATATATTATGAGTGAAGCAAAAATTTTCGTAGGAAACGGAAAAGAAAACGAACAGTATGGGTTTGTAAACTTTTCAATCTGTTTATCAGACTTACCACAGGAACACGTTAGTGAGTTTAAAGGTAAGAAGTACATTAACTTAACTATCTCTAAGAAGAGAAACGGTGCGGATGATTACGGTAAGACTCACGCGGTTAGTGTGAATACTTGGAAGCCAGAAGGAAAGGTAATAGATGACTCACCGTCAGACCTCCCATTCTAAAAAGGTAGTTTGCATCTTACCTTTTTAAGTACCTACTTAAAGAATTAGATTTAGAAATTATAGAGGGGTGGGAACGCTCCTCTTAATTAAACAAAAACGAAATGAAAAAACTATTAACTACTCTATACAAAAACACACTAAGTCAGATATTACTACTACTTACTGTAATGTTTCTTTCTTACTTCCTTTCTAGGTGGTTCGAATCGCTATATTCGGTGTCTGTTATCGCTTCTGTTATGCTATTGGTTTACGCTTTAGTATTTATTATAGCTGGTATTGTTAACGCTATTAAAGACGGTTTAAAATGAGTTTAGTACTAGTAATGTTAGCAGCTATATGTAATGCTATAATGGACGTGACACAGTTTCATTTTTACAAATCTATATTTAATAAAGAACCTTTTAGCGTTTCTTGGTGGAATGGAGATATATCGTGGAGAAATAAATATAAAAACGGTTCAGTATCTCAAGGGCGTAATAATATCCCTGTATGGTTTACGGATGCCTTCCACTTTTTTAAAAGTTTAATGATACTACTATTAGCTTTAGCTATAATCTCTTATGAAACTATGATCAACCCGTTAATAGATTTATTTATGTTAGGGTTAGCTTGGAACACTTTCTTTTCTTTATTTTACAAACACATTTTAAAATCAGAGACCTATGAGTAAATTACGAAGCGTAAGCACATCGTTTTGGTCTGACCCTTTTATAGAGGAGTTATCACCAGAAGCTAAACTATTATATCTATACCTCATTACAAACGATAAGACTAATATGCTAGGCGTTTATGAGTCAAGTATTAAAAAGATGTCATTCGAAACTGATATAAGCAAAGAAAACATAAAGACATATCTAAACAATTTTGAGGGGTTCGGAAAGATTCAGTATTTAGACAATTACATTATATTAGTTAACTACGCTAAGCACCAAAGATATAATACTAATATGCGTAAATCTGCTATTCAGATATACAACTGTTTACCTGACAGTATTAAGTTCTGCATAGATCTACCTAGTGACATGGAATCTTTAAAAGAAAGTAAGCCAGTCAAAGCAATAGAGAAAGCTGAAGCAGTAGAAGAAAGCGGCTACAAGTACAAAGAGGGGAACTTACAGTTAACGCACAAAGAGTATAGGAAACTAACAGAAAACCATTCCGAAATGATGGTAGACGACTATATTAACAGGGTTGCAAATTGGAAGAACAAAGACAAGATTAAATCTATGTACTTTACTATCATTAGATGGATGTCTAAAGACACTAAAGCTCAACCTGTGGAGGTTAAAAAAGAAAGTAATATTACTGGGTTTAATGAAGTGTTTTAAGTTATGAAGTATTACTATAAACTAAACGACGTAACACAAGGGTTGAACAAACTAAGAGAAAACGGGTTAACTAGAGGTAAAGAAACTGGTTTCCCTTTTGATAATTTAGGTATATCTATTAAACCAGGTTGTACTACTTATTTAGCAGGTGCACCAGCTTCAGGTAAGTCTGAATTTTGGCTTGAAATATTAATTAACTTATCATGTCTTTACGACTGGAAGCACGTTATATTCACACCAGAAACAGGAAACGTGCAGGAGGTATACGCAGAACTATGCTTTAAGTATATAAACAAACCTTACTTTTCTACTGTTGATGGGTGCATGAGTGAAGCCGAAAGAGTTAAAGCCGAGATGTTTATTAGTGAACACTTTATAGTAGTAGACCCTAAAGACGACACTATAACTATTAAAGACTACTACAAGGTGGTAGATGACATAGAGCAAGAATACGGTATAACTGTTAACACTACAACTATAGACCCTTTTAACGAGGTTAAGCATGAGCTAGGAGCAGGTAGACAAGATTTATATATAGAGGAGATACTCGGGGAATGCAGAAGAAACGCAAGAGCGACAAAGAGACATAACTGTTTAATTACTCACGTTAGAGACCAACCTATTATAGAAAAGGAGGGTAAAAGATTTTGTCCTATTCCAACACCTAGAGAGTTCGCAGGTGGACAAGCTTGGTTTAGGAAAGGTGAACAAATGGTTATTGTTTGGCGACCGCCTTACGGTGTCACTAGAGATAACGGTGAAGGAACTTACCAAGCTAATGAATGTATAATAAGAGTAGCTAAGGAAAAGCCAAAAGGAGCGAGTAAAAAAGGCGATTATACTTTTTACTATGACAAAGGCAAGAATGCTTACTACTACGAAGAAAACAACGCTAAATATTATGCTAAAAGAGATTTAAAACTAGAACAAAAGAAAATAAACCTAGAGCCTGAACCAAGTATGGATAGCTATATAAGAGGCGACAGCTTCACAAGGGCAACTGATGAAGACTTAGACTCATTACCATTTTAAAAAACAAACATGACGGATAAAAAACTAAAACACCAAGGCGTACTAGCTGAACTAGTAGCTAAATTAAAAGGCTTAGAAAATAAAACGGAAAGCCAAAAGAAAACATTAGACGACTTAGTAAACATAAGATTCCACATACTTCTAATGTATGATAAAGTAGAGGAGCTAGAAAAGGCTAATACTGAACTTTGCTACAGTAACGCCAACCACGAAAGATTCATCTTTAGTCAGAAAAGACTACTAAAAGCACAAGACAAAGAGTTGAAAGAGATAAAAGAAGTATTACACAATTCTATATAGTTAAAAGTTAGTATATTAAACAAAAATTAATAATAAATGGCAAACAGAAAAAGAGACCTGAGGGTTTGGGTTAACACAGAAGAAAAAGAATTCCTAAAAGATTTAAGAAGTAAAGAAAAAGAGAGAAACAGTTTACTAAAAGAAGAAGCAGGAGCGGCAGGTATTGAGTTAAAAGATATTAAGCACTATTGGTATAAGTCTGAAAAGTTTTCAATGTTCGCTAAGAATAGTGCTAAGACGTATGAAGAGCTTAGAGATGATATTATAGCAGATATGGACGGTTACAGTCCTAAGTACCCTAAAGTAAAGCGTAAGCAATCTAAAGACGGGCATTTACTTGTAATTGATATAGCTGACCTTCACATTAATAAACACGCTAAAGAATATAGTACGCAAGAAGCAGTTAAAAGAGCTATTCTAGGTACAGAAGGATTACTTCAAAAGTCTAGCGGTTTTAATATTGATAAGATCCTTTTCGTTATTGGTAACGATGTTCTTAATACTGACACGATATCTAAAACTACAACAAAAGGAACTCCTCAAGACACAGATGTTCATTGGTACAAAGCTTTTACTATAGCTCGACAGGTTTATGTTAAGTGTATCGAAATGTGTATGCAGGTAGCTGATGTAGACGTTATCCATTGCCCTTCTAATCATGATTTAATGTCTGGTTGTTTCTTGGCTGATAGTTTAAAAAGTTGGTTTAGATTGTCCGAAAATGTTAATTTTTTCATAGGTCCTGACTACAGAAAGTACTACCAATACCATAGAAATATGATAGAACTAGAACATGGAGACAAAGGAAAGAAGGCTAATTTGCCTTTAGTTATGGCACAAGAGCAACCTAAAATGTGGGCGGACACTAAATTTAGATACGCTTATTTACACCACGTACACCATTCAGATAAAACACAATTCCAAACAAGCAAAGATTATATCGGTTGTAACGTAACTTATTTACGCTCTCCATCTTCTGCTGATGAGTGGCACGAATTACAAGGGTTTATTAATATAGTAGCAGTAGAAGCCTTTGTACACAGTAAAGAACTTGGTAGAGTAGCACATTTAACCCATTATTTTTAGTATATTGTAGTAGTAGAGTTGCAGCTACATTTAAAAATATTTTAAAAGTCCTTAGTGTTAGTAGAGTCTGCAACCTCGAAAGCGCTAAGGCTTTTTTTATTATGGAAATTTGGAGACCTATAGAAGGTTTAGAAAGTAGTTACGAAGTGTCAAACTTAGGTAATGTTAAAACTAAAGAGAGGGTTGTAAGAAACTCTACCCACGGTAAAGCAGATGGTTATAGACTTTTGAAAGAAAAGATTCTTTCCCCTAAAACTAAAAGGAACGGGTACTTAGAAGTCAGTTTAACTATTTCCACTAGGAATAGAAAGTCTTTTTATGTTCATAGACTTGTAGCTATAGCTTTTATTGGTGGTATACCAGAGGGTTATAATGTTAACCATAAGAACGGAATTAAATCCGATAACAGTTTAAACAACTTAGAAGTAGTAACGCATTCTCAAAATATGAAACACGCTTACGATAATGGCTTAAACAAACCCCCAGTTAATTATAAGTTTAAAGATAATGAGGTTAAAGATATTAAACGTCTAAAGAAAGTAGACGGACTTTACAACAAGCAGATAGCGGATATGTACGGGTGTAATATCGGTACAATCCAAGGTATAACCTCGGGTAGAACATACAAACACGTTAAATAATGATTTACGAATACTACATAAAAGAAAACCCTATAAGCCTTAACGACTGGTATTCGGGGAAACATTGGACTCAAAGAAATAAGCAAAAAAACAAATGGAGTAACTTATTTAAAGAGCATCTAGATGTCAATCCACCTAACAAACTAACTAAGTATAAGATAACATTACTAGTTAACAGTAGGCACGACCCAAGTAACACTATAACTATCATAAAGATATTTGAAGACACGTTAAAAAAGCTAGGTTATATTGTAGATGATTCGCCTAAATACTGTAAAAGTATAACGATTAAACCAGATTCAACACTAGAAAAACCTAGTTTTAAAATAGTTTTAGAAAGTATTTAATAAAATTATTCTAATTGATAATCAAGGGGTTACATATTGTAGCCTCTTTTTTTTGTTAAAAAGTTAGGAGTTATCAACTTAAATAGTGTATCTTTGAGGAAACGAAACAACAAAAACGAATAACTATGAAATTAAGAAGCGGACAAATTCAAGACGTAAAAAAAGCAATTATCAAAGAGGTAAAAGAGTTAGAGTACGGTACTAAAAGTGTTAATTCTTACGTAACATTAACCGACTTAGATTTAGACCTAGATTACACTTTAAAGGTAGCGCCTGTAGTATATAGCGGTTTAACTTTAATAGCTTGTTTAGATTACTGTGTAGCATTCCACGAAAGTGTTGGAGATGTAGATATAGAAAACACAGAAGATATTGAGACTATAACTATTAAACTTTGGTAATATGGACAACGATGCACTACAAGCGATAGAGATAGTAGACAACTTGCTACTGTCTTATAAAGAAAAGATAAAGCAATTGCCAAAAAACGAAAGACTCAAACAAGGCTTTAACGATATGCTACAGGTAAGGGGCGTATTATGGAACTTAGGAAAGAATAAAAATTAACTTAGAAACCAATTAAAAACAAACAAACAAAAAACAATTATTATGAAAAAATTATTATTACTACTAGCAGTTATTACAAGTTTAACAATTAACGCACAATGGAAGCAGGGTTATTATGTAGATGAATTCGGAGATAGAACGGGTGACACGTATATGCACATGAGAGCTGTGGGAACTTTCTCTAACTCAGCCACGCAAAACTCGAAATGTGTTTATGACTTTTACGATTCAGGCAATAGTATTACTGTAGATGTAAAAGAGTATGGTAGTAGTATGGCTACATCTATAGGGTATTCATTCGAGATAGTAAAAATAAAAACGCCTAGCGGAGAGGTTGAAACAATATATAATACATTCTTCGATAAGTCAGGCGTGTTATTTTTCACTAAAAAAAGATATACTCAACTAAAATCTATACTAGCAGAAAAAGGCAGATACGTCATGGTGTTTAAAAAATCTGGTAAATACTCTAGTTCATCATATAAAGTACTTATCGAAAACTAATCAACATTAAAACTAAATTAAATTATTATGAAAAATCTACTATTAATCGGAATGCTACTTATGTCTGTAGCTAGTTTCTCACAACGTAATATAGAGTATAGAATCACTTCTAATAACCAGGAGCATTACATAGTTACAGGTGACGATGAAATTAAACTTGACTACAAAGTAATTGATGAATACTTATTTGAAATAGACTACTCGAATAGAGTGTTCTACTTTACTAGAAGCGGTGACACTTATGCGCTTAAAATTAAAAGTATTGAAAATAAAAGAGGAGATGAATACACGTATGAATTATATACTAAAAACGGTCTTACTTTCACAATAATTATAAGTGCTACTCAAAAAAGAATAGTTGAAATAATTAAAAACTCTGAAGGCGTGGCTACTAGGTTTGTAGTTCATATAATAGATAAAATACAGTATTAAAAAACAAAAATTAAATCATTATGAAAAGAAGAGAAATAACAGAATTTAACGAAGCGTTCGGTTATCCAGCACCGAAAAAGCCAACTATTAAAGCTAACAACAAACTTAGAAGCAAATTAATTATTGAAGAGCTTACAGAGTATAACGATGCTGTAAAAGATAACGATATTGTAGAGATTGCAGACGCTATAGGCGATATGCTTTACTTAGTCTTAGGAGCAGCAGTAGAACACGGGATAGAGATAGAGCCAGTATTTAACGAGATACACCGCTCTAATATGTCTAAATTAGGCGAAGACGGTAAACCGATTTATCGTGAAGATGGGAAAGTGCTTAAAGGGTCTAACTACTTTAAACCTAATATCAGTAAAACTTTAGTACATTCGATTAACTATAAACCTGGTGTTAAATTCACTACAGATAAAACTATACTCGAGTTAGACGTTGAAATTGAAAAGTACATTAATACTGTAATAGACGTTACTGCTGATTACTTCGACGTAACAGTTAATTCTTTAGCAGGTCCAAGCAGAAAGCAACCTATATCAATCGCTAGACATATTATTTCATACTTATGTTATAAGAGGTACGATTACTATTCAATATTCGGCAAAGAACTTTCGTCTATCATCCATAGAGACAGAACCAGTTTCATACATGGTAATAAATTAGTTAGTCAATTAATTAACTACGATAACAAAGTAGAGTTAGCAGTTAAAGACATAACTAAAACAGTTACCGCTGAACTAGGATAAAAAAGTTAAAAAACAAAGATTAAAATTATGAACGTATTATCACTTTTCGACGGGATGAGTTGTGGACAGATAGCTCTAGACAAATTAGGAATTAAAGTAGATAACTACTTTGCAAGTGAAATAGATAAATATGCTATACAAGTAACACAAAATAACTACCCAGAAACTAAGCAGATTGGGAGTGTTACAGAAGTGAAAGGTAAAGATTTACCAAAGATTGATTTACTTTTTGGCGGTAGCCCTTGTCAGAGTTTTAGTGTAGCAGGTAACGGTAAAGGGTTTAATGGTAAAAGCGGTTTATTCTGGGAGTACGTAAGAGTGTTAAAAGAAGTTAAACCTAAATACTTTTTACTTGAGAATGTAGTAATGAAGAAAGAGTGGGAGCAAGTTATCACAGATGCATTAGGTGTTGAACCGATTAAGATTAATAGTAGCCATTTAAGCGCACAAAATAGAAACCGTTTATACTGGACAAACATACCAGAAGTAAAAGTACCAGATGATAAAGGTATTCAGCTTTGCGACATACTAGAGACCAATTTACCGTCTTGTGGTGTTGGCGGTAGGGTTGTAGGTCGCAGACTTAACGAGATAGGGAAAAGAGAAGATTATAATAAAAGCATTCCTATTAGCCAATATCTAGAGTTAAGAAAAGACAAAAAGTCTAACTGTATGACTACTGTTTATAAAGATTCTGTAGTGCCTTATTTCAAAACAGATAAGCGTATAAAAATAAAATTTAATCAAAATAAGTCTAGCTGCTTAACTGGAGGTGGTAATAGTGGCGGAAATCATTCCGATATGGATATTCTAGTTATTGACCCAGACGTTTGTAGACGTTATTCAGTAACCGAGTGCGAACGACTTCAGACAGTACCAGATGGCTATACAAAAGGTGTAAGTAATACTCAGAGGTATAAGATGCTAGGTAATGGTTGGACAGTAGATGTAATAGCACATATCTTTAAAAATATACCACTAACTTAGTGTTGCGGTTAAAAAGTATTAGGTTTTTAACAAGTAGTTATATATCTTTACAAAAACGAATAACAAAAACGAATATTATGAAAGTACAAGATTTAAGAAACGAATTATCTAACGGAGTGACAGACTTCGCGTTTATCAAAAAAGACGGAACAGTAAGATTAGCCCAGGGCACTACAAACTTGGCTTTTGTTCCAGTAGAAAAGCACCCTAAAGGCGGTAAGGCTAGTGATAAGGTTTTAGCTTACTTTGACCTAGAGAAAGATAACTGGAGATGTTTGTCAGTTAACACGGAATTTATAACAGCTTAAAAAAAACTTTAGTTTAATATGAAAGAGAGATTTATAAAATTATTAGATTCGGTAGGTTATCCCTACCGTTCTATTAACTCAGTAGACAAGAGAGAGTTAATAGAGATACACAAACACATCTTTAAACACCCTGACAGCTACTATAGAGAAAGGACCTGTAGAAGCTGCTTTCTATCAATGTTAAACGACTTAGTAATCAAGTACGAGCTACCTAAAAGAATGGAAGTATCTGACGATTACGAAACTAGAATGTCTATTTGTCGCAGCTGTTCAGCTACAAAAGGGCAAGAGGGTAATAGCGTTTTGATTTGCGGGAAGTTAGGTAGACCTAGTAAAGGAAATTATCCTACTTGCGGGTGCATATTAAATGTTAAGAACCGCTTCAAAAGTCAAAAATGCCCAAGGGGTAAGTTTTAACGGCAAAGAATATGAGTAGTAAGGTTCATACAGGCTTTGGACACGGTTGCAAACGTATAAATAAGAGCCAGTTAGATTGCTTGGAGCATAACGACCTTATTACTTATATTTATTGTTGTATGTCTTTTTTAATTGCATACAATGCCGTTTTAGCCATTGTTAGGCACTTTTAATTTAATATGATATGAAGATAACAAACGAAGATAATATGGAATTGATGGCAAGGTATGAAGATAATTACTTTAATCTTGCAATAGTTGACCCACCTTATGGGATTAATATGGATGGTGGAAAAATTGGAGGTGATAATTGTGTTAAAGCAACAGAATACACTCAGAAACAATGGGATAACAAAGCACCTAATAAACAATACTTTGAAGAACTAAAAAGAGTAAGTAAAAAACAGATTATTTGGGGGGCTAATCATTTTATTGAAAACATACCAAACGCTAACAGTAGTTGTTGGATTGTTTGGGATAAGGACAACACGGGTAATTTTTCAGATAGTGAGTTAGCTTATACAAGTTTTGAAACTGCAGTAAGAAATTTCAAATGGAGGTGGAATGGGATGCTCCAACAAAATATGAAGAACAAACAAAAGAGAATACACCCAACAGAAAAACCTATACAGCTTTATGAATGGCTACTGCAGAACTACGCCAAAGAAGGGGATAAAATACTTGATACTCATTTAGGTAGTGGTTCAATAGCAATAGCTTGTCATAATATGAAGTACGATTTAACAGCTTGTGAACTTGACAAAGAGTATTACGATAAAGCAATGAAAAGACTAAAAGAACATACGGCACAGCAAAGGTTGTTTTAATTGTGCCTAACACCAAAACAAAACAGCGTTTTAATGCTGTTTGTTGACTGTTAAAGAGCGTTTTAATGCGAACTATTAAAAACATTATTTTTATAAACCGCTTATAATTAGTATAATAACACCATGGAAGAAGAAGAAAAGAAACCAAGAAAAAGAAGTACAAAGGCAGAAACTCAAAGAAGAGTTAATGAAGCAATAGATTTTATGTTTAACCAGAATGCTACTAGACGTGAATGGGTAGACTATTGCGAAGATAACTACGACGTAATACCTAGACAAGCGGATAAGTACTGGGCAGAAGCTAAAAAAGTAGTATTAGAAAAGTACTCTAAGAATAGAGAGAATGTAATCAACAATCATTACGGTAGACTTTTTAACCTGTTCAAAGGAGCGCAGAAAGATGGCGAAAGAGAAGTAGCCAGAAAAATTCTAGCAGATATGGCTAAACTTTTAGGGCTTAATGAAGCTGAAAAGAAAGACGTTACAAGTGGGGGTGATAAGATTAACATTAATATTAATATAGATGATGACTAAACACATAGAGAATAATAGACAAGAACGTAAAGCATTACGTACTAAGCCAAGTATTAACAATATGATGTATTTAACTTACACTAAAAGTGGCAGGTATATTAAAGTAAATTGGAGAAGGTTTAAGACTTATGGTGAATGTTAATTTAACCAAAAAGCAAGGTTTAGCACTCAAATATTTAAGAGACAAAGAAACTATAGAAGTACTGTATGGTGGTGCTGCAGGTGGTGGAAAGTCTTTTTTTGGGTGCTTGTGGATTATATTAAACTGCCTTGACTACGACGGTTCTAGATGGTTAATAGGTAGAGCTAAACTAGATGCTTTAAAGAAGACAACGCTTAATTCTTTTTTCGACGTAGCTAACATACTAGGTATAAACGGTAAGTTTAACTATAATGCTAACGAAAAAACTATAACCTTTCTAAACGGTTCGCAAGTAGTTCTTAAAGATTTATTCCACTACCCTAGTGATCCTAACTATGACTCTTTAGGTTCGTTAGAGATTACAGGAGCGTTCATCGACGAGTGTAACCAGGTAGTAGAGAAAGCTAAAAACGTAGTGATGTCAAGAATACGTTACAAGCTTACGGAACACAATCTAACACCTAAAATGTTGATGACTTGTAACCCTGCTAAGAATTGGGTTTATCATAGCTTTTACAAACCAAGTAAGGAAAACACACTACCAGAATACAGAAAGTTTATACAAGCACTTCTAAGCGACAATAAACACGTTCACGAGTCCTACGCTCAATCGTTAGCAAAACTAGATAACGCATCAAGAGAAAGACTTTTAAATGGTAACTGGGAGTATGACGAAGATATAAGTAAGCTATTCGAGTTTTCATCTGTTTGTGATATTTTTACAAATGACTTTATAGAGGAGGGCGATAACTATATAACTGCAGATATAGCACGATTCGGTAGGGATAAAACGGTTATATGTGTATGGAATGGATGGAGGTTAGAAAAGATGAAGTCTATCGACCAATCAAGCATAACAGAATCAGCAGAAGCAATAAGAAAGCTATCGAATGAGTACAGAATACCTACTAGTAAAATAGTAGTCGATGAAGATGGTGTAGGTGGAGGTGTTAAAGACATCTTAAAATGCCAAGGCTTTGTAAATAACTCTAAAGCATTAAAAGTAGAGGGTGAACTACAGAACTATTCAAACCTTAAAAGTCAATGCTATTTTTATTTAGCTGACAAAGTTAAAAACGCTGAAGTGTTTATTAAACATGGTATCTACAAAGAAAGCATTATACAAGAACTTGAACAAGTACGTATAAAGAATATTGACCAGGACGGGAAAAGAGCTGTAGAGGGTAAAGAGAAAATAAAAGAACTCATCGGTAGGTCACCCGATTATGCTGACGCTATAATGATGCGTAGTTACTTCAGTCTTGTAAGTACTACTTCATGGGTCGATAGTCTCTATTGAAAATAATTAAGCTGAAAATGAGGGAGTTATAAATTAATTCCCTTTTTTTTGTTAAAAAGTTATAGTTTATTAACTTGAAGTGCTTATATTTGATGAAACGAATTACAAAAACGAATATTATGACTAGAATAAATGTAGCAGTAAAACCAATCGAGCTTAACGATAAAATGCTAATGGCAGAGCATAGAGAGATTAAGCGTATACCCAATTGCATTAAAAAAGGTCGTTATAATCTTAGCGGCATTCCTGACAAATTTACTTTAGGTACGGGTCATGTGAAATTCTTCTACAACAAGCTTGAGTACTTACACGATAGATACGTAGACCTTTACTACGAATGTCTTAAACGTGGCTTTAACGTAACTAACTACGAAGAAGCTTTTAACGATTTACCAAACGAACTTTATAACTGGTACGATGAAACTGATAGAGACAGGGAGATAATTTTACAGCGTATTAATGAACGATTAAATAGTAACAATTAACAATTAAATAAATAACAAAAACAAACTATGATAGATAAATATTTATATAAAGAAATTTTAGTAAGTGACTATAAGATGGCTTGTGAAAACTATAAAGGAAGTCAGTTATTAACTAGAAACTGGGGCTTGTATTTTTTATACAACAATATTGGACTTTTATTATATATTGGATGGGCGAGGGGTTTTGATAATAGAGTAGGCAACCATATTAGAGGGGCGAGTAATACAAGTTGTTTTACAGATGAGATTTATAAGATAAAATTAATGAACGAGGATTCTTTTGATTCATTTAGAAAAGAATATACAGATTGTTTAGATATAGAATATTACTTAATAGATAAGTTAAAACCTAAATACAATAAACAAAAAGGATTAAAAACTGCTTACATTAATTAATTACAACGATTAAATAATAATTAGAAATAGGGGTTACATATTGTAGCTCCTTTTTTGGTTTATAGCCTTAAATTATACCCTTACTAGGGTGGTTACTTTTTCAACAAAAGAGCGTTACTTTTTCAACACTTGCTACACTAGTAAGTATTTAGTTAGGTAATAAATAGCGTTTAATGCGTCAGACTTACTAATTTTTAGCGCGTTACTTTTTCAACAATGAGCTTACTTTTTCAACAGCGTTTTACTAAAGTGTTGATATACAGTAGTTTTAATCCTTTCAAAGGGTTACCTTATCCTTTCGAACCCTTACCTTATCCTTTCAAACCATTCCACTTTTTTTAGTAACCCTTCGGAAAGTAGAAGTAGAAGTAGAATAAGAATAAGAAGTAGAAGGTTAAGTATAAGTAGAAGTAGAATACTAAACAGAATATCACTAAACAGATGCGCAACAAGTTGCTTTTACATAACTAATTCAATTTAATTCATTATAACCTTTTTAAAGCATTATTATAGCGTTATGGACTCTATATATCATAATAAAAAGATAATCTCTTAAATCGCTTGTTTAACACCTTAAAAGCTATTCTACGATGCAGTTTTACCCTGTTTATTTATTTAGTTCATTAACTAGCTAATAGTATTAATAAATTCCGTATCTTTAATAAGATGATTATTAGCGATATAATAAGCGATAAAAGGCATAGCGTAGGAGTTGACGAAATGATATACCTAGTAGAGTCTTATGTTAAGGATGTTAAGCATAAAAACATAACCGTAAACATATACCAAAACAGCATGGTCAATAAGAGGTTAAACCCTTTAGCGTTTAATATTGAGATTAAGAAACTGTTTAGAGCGTTTACATACGCTTTAGCTCATTACAAGAAGAATGAATCTGTTAGATAAGATTAGAGAAGAAGACGTAGAGAAGTACGGACCTATCTGCGACAATGAAGATTGCAACAAGAACAAAAAGTTCTGCAGGTGTGAATCTTTTAGAAAGTATAAAGAGTCTATAGAATTAAAAAAATCATTAAGAGATGGCAATTAAAGGGCATTTAAGTAGAGGTAGTGAGAAGATTAAGTTTACTATACCTGAGGGTTGGAAAGAACTAACCCTGGAGACCTATGAGAAGATTAACGACGACATGAACGCTTTGGATATCTTTTCTTTACTGTCTGGACTTGACATTCAATTAGTGAGAAAGTGTGACGCTCAAGAGGTAGAATTCTTAGTAAGCCAAATGGATGAATTATTCAACCCTAAAGACTTAGAGACTGACGTAGAATCTGTAGATAGCTTCAAGATTAATGATAGAACTTTTAACGTACCTAGTGACTTGTTAAGCATTAAAGCAGGGCAGTACTATGATATCAAGAAGATTGAAGAGATGTATAAGGATAAGCCTTTAGAAGCTGTTAGAAAGCTACTATCTTATATAATCTTAGAAGAGGGTAAAGAGTACGATTACAAAGATACCGAAGAGAAGTATAACCTGTTTAAACACCTTGACGTACAGACCGCTTTTAAAGTGCGTACTTTTTTTTTGACCAGTCATTTATTATCTATGACAGATTCAAACCGTTATTTGAAAAAGACTTCGATAGTAAAGAGGTTATCGCTGGATACGATGCGCTTAGCAAAAAGTATGGTAGTTTACTTACTGTGTTTAGCCTTGCACAAGATAAAAGTATTATTGAAGGTATTTTCGGATTTAAGGAAAGGATAACAGATTATAAGATAGGTGAGATTTTTACCTACCTAATGTTAAAACAAGAGAAGAACGACTGCGATATTAAATACCAAAAGATATGAAAACTACCAAGATTAGATTCGAAGATCAATATCATAATATTGAGATAGAAGAAAAGAAAGAAGATTTAGATATTAATGAATTCTTTGAGATGTTAATAACCTTAGCAAAAGCTGTAGGTTATCACCCTGATACTATTAATGAATGGTTAAATAATAAGTAATGAACCTAAACACAATACAGAATATATTTAAAGAACTAGCTACTAAGCATAAAGCTATAAAGACGTTTTATACTGGTTTAGCTACTGAGTTTAATAGTGAGTTTAATTTAGAGTATCCTGCTTTAATTATTGACCCTGTAAGCATAACTAAGTCAGCTAGGGAGGGTTTCTTCGTTAATAATTGGAACGTAGTTCTAGAGGTTATAGACCTTATAAACGATGAGCGTAATATGGATGACGTTAACAAGACGTTAGATACTACTCAAAGAATACTAGACCAAGTTATAAGTAGGTTTATTACTGACTTTAACGATAAGCTTTTAACGTACGATAACGAGACGTTGAGAGCTGATTGGGTTATTCAAGATAACTTTAACGTGTTACCGTTAATAGACGACACAGATAAGAATCACACAGGATGGCAAGTATCATTTACAATAACTGAGCAAGTAAGATTTTCTACTTGTTGCAATGATGACGTATTTAATGCCTAGACCATTTAGCCAAACAGTATTAAAGCTGAAGATAGTTTCTAACGACATGATAGACGATATCATAGACGATTTGAATAAGGGTAATAAAAATGCTTCAATGAGTTTAGCAAAGTCTCTTAAATCTAATGTTTTAGATACTGGTGCTAGTATAATATCTGTAAGGTTCAAAGCTAAAAGTCATTGGCGATTTGTTGACAAGGGTAGAAAGCCAGGTAAATACGTGCCTATAGCACCACTACAAAGGTGGGCAAGAGTTAAACTAGGGTTAAGTGAGGAAGAAGCAGAAGGCGCAGCTTATGCGATTAGTAAGACTATTAAAAAGAAAGGTATAAAGCCTACTAATATATTTACTGACAATGTAAACAAGTTTAAGAAAACAGCGTTAAACGTAGTTGCTAAGTCAGGTAAACAGGATGTAGCAGCAGAAATAAGAAAAATATTAAATAGAAAATAATGAGTACAATTTTAACAAGTTCAGTAACAGCAAGTGTAACGGTAAACGGTACAACTTACAGTGCTATTAATAACGAATCTATAACATTAGCTAATGATGAGGTAGTACACCAAGTGTTAAATGTTCCAACTTCAGAAACTACAATAGGTAATCTAGGTTTAGTAGGTCCTGCAAGTTTAAGCGACCTTAGTTATGCTTTAATCGTTAATAGAGACGGTACTAACTTTGTAAGGTTAAGGCTGTCAGATACAGGAGGAGCAACAGCAGATGTTAAGTTAAAAGCAGGTGAGTGTTTTATCTTACATTCTAGAGACCTGAGTGTATCAGCTACAGAAGGGGCTTTTTCATCATTCTCTAGCATTGATAATATTAAGCTTCAGGCAGATACTTCGGCTTGTGATGTTGAACTTTTAATGGCGTACTAATGGCTTTAACAGTAACAAATAGACCAGATACATATAGTGCGGCTTATTTACCTGTTGAATACGTTTTAACGTCTGACTTATCGCCTAATAGTATTAGTGGTGAGATTAATTCTTTTGCAACACTTAGAGGTACTTCGTTTAGCGGTAGTGATATTCTAGTAAATACTAGCACACAGCCTTTACCTTTGGTAGTGGGTGATTATGTATTAATGGATAACGCAGGAGTTTACAACGGTGTACATAGAGTAAGTTCTATTGTTTCGGGTACTGAGGGCGTAAATGTTCAGGAGTTCTATATAGATACACCAGTAAGTACTGAAGAGATAACAGTACCGTTCTTAAACGATGTTATTAAATTAGCTGTAGACGTTAGAAAGCATTACAACAACTATTCAGCTGTTTTAGATGTTTACATAGGTGGTAGCTTTACAGTTAGGTTAAGAAAGAAGAGATACGTAAACAATGAATATATATTTGATTTAAGCTCTATTATCCAAGAGTATTTAGGTAGTGACTTACTTACTTTGGATACATCTACTACTAGTACATCTATAGACTTAAGTAAAGAGGTTTACGTACAGTATGCAGAAGAGTACGACACTATATCAAATTCATTACCTACGTTAACTATACAAGACTTTGTAGATGATTCAGCGAACACTTTTACAGCTGTTAACTCTACTGTTCCTTATGTATGGATGACAGACTTTAGTATAAGTTCTGTAAACTACGACTTAAGCGACTACTATAAGGCAGATGCTTTATTTTCTGCGGGTTCAGCTTATAACTGGCTTACTACTTCTACAGATATTAGAATAGGTAGTAACGATTCATATCAACTAAGCTTTATTAACGGGACAGAAACTTACAACGGTTCACTTAATCCTGTAGCAGTTGACTTAGATTTAGTGTTAAATAAATACGACAGTTCTAACACTTTACTAGGTACTGACATTATTGTTATTGATAATGATTCTACGACTAATTTAGAGGGCGTTTATAACGTGCCTGTTGGTACTTCTAACTTATCAGCTTACTTGACTAGTGATGTCGTTAAATATGAAGTAAGAGCAAGGATAGACGGTTTTGTTTTAGCTAACTATAAGACGTTTATAATTGAAAACGATTGCACAAAGATTCAAAGACGTTTCGAGTGGGTTAATAAACTTGGTGGCTTAGATGCTTTTACTTTCACAGGTAAAGAGGTAAGAGACATAGACATAGAAAAAGAAACTTTTAAGAGAGTTATAGGAGCTAGTAGGAGTATTCCAGAGCGGTCGGTAACTACTTTCGGAGTGCAGACTAAAGATGTTTATACTGTTAATAGCGGTATAGTATCTAAGGTTGAAAAAGAATGGTTAATCAGTTTGTTAGAGTCTCCTGAGGTTTACTTAGTAGTTGACGGGTATAGGCTACCTGTACAAGTTAATTCTACTTTCGGTTTTGAGAAACTAGGCGAAGATAGTTACAATGTTACTATGGAGTACGAACTAGCATTTGAGAAAATAATACAACGTAATTAATGGCGACACCTTTAAACATATACAACTTAGATAAGTTTAACCCTTACGACTTTTTTATTCCGTTAACGTTTAGTATTAATGACTTTAGAGACATTAGCACAAGAAACGGTACATTCAGTAAGACTGTTAAAATACCAGGTACTAAAAAGAATGACTCTTTATTAGGTCATAGCTTTGATATAACTGCGGAGGGTTTCTTTGATAGGAATAAAAGAGTACCTGCGATAATAGAAAAGGATGGTATTAAGTATTTAGATGGTTCTATGCAGCTTAAAAGCGTAGACATAACAGACGGTAAAAGTCATGTTTACAACATCATACTATACTCTAGTCTATCCGATTGGGGTGCTTTGATTAAGGATAAAAATATACAGGACTTAGATTATGATACTTTTACCTATAATGCTGCTAATATTGAAAATAGTTGGTCTTATAATGGACGTGATAATGGTTATACTTTCCCTCTTATTAATTATGGTGAGTTTACTACCTATCCTACCTATGATACTACTAATTTAGTAGTAGAAGACTTTTTACCATCTGTTTTTGTTTATGATGTTTGTAGAAAGATATTTAACGATATAGGTTACCAACTTAAACCTGGTTTCTTTAATCGTCAGGAGTTTAGAGATTTAATAATGCCATCGGTACTTACTGACTTAACCGCATCTAAAGAGTTTTTAAATGATAACAGAATAAGAGCTATAGTAGGTAATACTTCATCCGTAGTACTTAGTACTCAAATAGGTAAATTTAACCTTTATACTGGCTTAGAAGACCCATTTAGTAATTGGAGTAACTTTTACTATGTAGTACCTTTCCCTAATGGCAGTTTTAGCGGTAATGCTACTATAGAGGTTACTAACTTACAATTCTTGTCTGATAATGATGTAACTTTTAAGATTAGTGAATACCAAGACTTAGTGACCTTTAACAGGGTTATTGATGAACAGACTATAACAGTTAAAAAGAACTCGCAAGAAGTAGCAACATTTGAATTGTCATTTAACAACGAACAGTTAACAGATGGTTATTTAATTCTTATAGAATGGACGTCTAGTAATAGTGGTACTTCCTTACAAGTGCTACCTAATGGCTTACAGTTCAATATAACGCCTATATCTGCACCTTTAGCAGATGGTTCTGAAATATCTATTAAGGACTTTGTTTACGACATAGACCAATCTAATTTTATTAAATCACTAGTTCAACAGTTTAACTTAGTTCACTTGACAGATGAAAGAGCTAAAACGGTAGAGTTTCTACATAGGGATGACTTTTATTTAGGTATTGAAGAAGCAGAAGACTGGACAGAGAAGCTAGACGTTAGTAAAAGACAATCTATTGAGCAGATAGACGAAAGGTTAAATAGAAGGTTAGACTTTAAGTATAAAGAAGATGATAAAGACATCTTACTAACTACCTTTAAAGACACTTGGTCAACTACATTAACAGATGATTCTGAAGAATTGTTAAACGAATTTTTAAAAGATGAAAAAACAATCGCAAATCTTCCTTTCGCTGGAAGTGTGGGAAGTGGTACTATTATCCAAAAGACAGGTGGAAGTTTATATTTGCCTCAATTAGTTAACTACTTTAGGACTCCAGATGACTCTATAGACCTACAACCTAGAATGTTAATTTACGAGGGTTTAAAAAGTGGTATATGGACATTCGAGAGTAGTGTTAAAAATAACTTCCCATCTAGCTACTTTATCAAAAAGTCTAGCGGTCAATTTGATGTGTCTTTAAGTTTTAAGAGTCTTAACGAAGTAGATAGGTCAATACAAGATAATGACAAAGGGTTAAAAGATAGGTTCTATAATGAGCAAATAAGACAGTTTAACGAGTCTAGGTTATATACTTGTTATCTAAGGTTAACAGGTGTTGATATTGTTAATTTAAACTTTAGAAAACCTAAGCTAATTAACGGAGTTTATTACTATCTTAATAAAGTAGAAGATTACAAGGCAGGAGTATACGAATCAGTTAAATGTGAACTAATACAAATAGTGTAAAAATGGCAAAAGAAGAAGTATTTTTTGGAATAAACATAGATACGGGGGAAGCGATAAAAGACTTTGGTACTCTTAAAAAACGAACAAAAGAGTTAAAAAAAGAATTAGACGGTACTAAAGTAGGCACTAAGAGGTTTAAAGAACTACAGACGGAGATAACTAAGAACCAAGGCACTATAAGACGTTTTAACCGTGAGTTAAGAGAAACTAAATCTTTAGCTACTAGAGTAGGACAAGGTGTTACTACAGCGTTTAAAAGAGTAGGCGTAGCTATGGCTGGAGCTTTTGCGGTAAGCGGTATCTTTCAAGTCGTTAAAAATGGTATTAAAACTTTCGCAGATTTCGAACAGAAAATAGCTGATGTAGGAGCAGTATCAGGAGCAACAGCGACAGAACTTAAAGAACTTGAGTTATCCGCTAGAGGTTTAGGTAAAAGCTCTATATTCACAGCTGAACAAGTAGCTGGACTACAGTTAGAATTAGCTAAGTTAGGTTTTACTACAGATGAGATTATAAGTGCTTCTGGAGGTATATTAGACTTATCTACAGCTTTCAGAATAGATTTATCACAAGCAGCTTCTGTCACAGCATCAACTCTAAGAGCTTTTGGGTTAACAGCTGATGATACTACAAATTTAACTGACTTAATGGCTGATGCGTTCTCTAGCACAGCTTTAGACATAGATAAATTCCAAGAATCAGTAAAACTAGTAGCTCCAGCTGCTAAATTAACTGGTGTAGCTGTTGAAGAAGTATCTGCTTTGCTTGGTGTTTTAGCTAATAACGGACTTAGCGGTTCAGTTGCTGGTACTCAGTTAAATAGAGTATTTATTGAACTTAATAAAAAAGGGCTTACACTTGAAGAAGCTATGATTAGGGTTAACAATGCTACCGACCCTTTTGCTGAGTCTTTAGCGTTAGTTGGAGATAGAGGTGGTAAAGCTTTAGCTATTTTCTCTACTCAACAAGAATCTTTAAAAGCTTTAAGAAAAGACTTTGCTAATGTAACAGGAGAAGCCAGTAAGCTAGCTAAAGCCTCTGGAGACACTTTAATTGGTGCTACTAAAAGACTACAATCAGCTTGGGACGAGTTTGTTTTAAGCTTATCTGAGACTGATTCCTTTATGGCTAGGATAACTAGAGGAGCAGTAGAATTAGGTACTTCGTTTTTAGAACTTATCACTGATTCAGAAGAATTAAGTGAATCAATGGAAAAGCAAAGGATAGAGCTTAACGTTTTAATATCTAGGATTACTGACGCTAATATTAAAGAAGAGGATAGAATAGATCTTATACAGCAACTAAACAAAGAGTACCCTGAGTTTTTAGGCAACTTAAACGCTGAAACAGCTACTAACGAAGAGTTAGCTATGAGATTAGGTGAAGTTAACCAAGAGATGATTAATAAAATTGCTCTTCAGTTACAAGATGAAAAATTACAAGAGAAACTTAAAAAAGCAGCTAAATTACAAAATGAGATATTTGAAGAAGAAGGTAAAATTAGAGCTAGAATCATAGAACTTAATGAAGACTATAATTTAGGGATAGCTACAACTGGAACCTCTTTTGAGAGGATGGCAAGCGCTGCTAAATCAGCTTTAGATGCTCAGACTATAATCACTGATAACTTCAAAACTGGTTTACCTACAGTAAATTCCCAAGGTAGAGCTAATGACAAATTAAGTAACTCGTTAATGTTCTTAAAAGATATTCAAGAAGACTATAACGAAGCACAACAAGAAGCAATTGACCTTCAAACGCAAAGACAAAGACTTGTTGAGTCTTTATTCGGTGGTGAAGACCCTAATGCACAAGCTGACCCTACTACTCCTGACGTAAGTACTACGGGGGATTCAAAAGCTACTAAGAAAACAGCAGAAGAGTTAGAAAAACAAAGGAAGCTTTACTTTGATCACGAAAGACTTAAGATAATGGTCTTAATGGATGGTGAAGAAAGAGAATTAGCTTTGATTGATCTTAAATACGAAAAAGAAAAGCAGAAACTCACAGAAGCTGGTCTAACAGAAGCCCAAATATTAGAAGCTAATGAGAGAGATAAGGAAGCTATAAGGCAGAAATATAGAGAGAAAGAAGAAAAAGCAGAAGATAAAAAACAAAGAGACCTTAAAAAGCTTAGAGATGCTGAAGCGAAATATGATAAAGAACAATTAAAAAAGAAAAAAGCGGACGCAGAGAAAGAAGCGGAAATTAATAACTCTAGATTTGATTCTGCGGCTAGTTTAGTTAATTCTACAATAGCTTTACTAGATAGAGATGAAAAGTCTAGAAAAAAGAACGGTAAACTCATAAAAGCTCTAGCTATTGCAGAGATTGCCATTAACACACAAAAAGCTTTAATGAATGTAGAAGTTAACGAGAAATCGCCTTTATTTTTACCTAACTTATTTACGGGAGGTTTAGCTGGTTTAACTATTGGTACTGTTCAAAAAATAGCTATAGCAGCACAAGGTATAGCAAGTGCAGGAATTGTTGCTAGCCAAAAGTTCGCTAAAGGTGGTATCTTAAGCGGTCCAAGTCATGCACAAGGCGGTATTAAAACTAATCTAGGCGAGTTAGAAGGTGGTGAAGCTGTTATTAATAAAAAGTCTACTGCTATGTTTGGCGGTGCTTTATCTGCTATAAATGAAGCAGGAGGAGGTAAGAAGTTCGCTAAAGGTGGAGTTTTAGGAGTGCCTTCGACAGTTAATACACCAGACACAACAAATAGCCAAGTACTAAGAGCAATTAACAATATTAATATTAAACCTACAGTAAGTGTGGTAGAGATTAACGACGCACAAACTAGAATATCGGAAATTCAAAACAATTCAACAT